CTCCACCGCCGAGAGCAGAGATAGCATCAAACAGCCCACCGCCGATAATCTCTTTAGCATTGTTAGCCGCGACCTGCAGCTTACCGAGTGAACCCGCGTAACCCTCTGCCGCTGTTGCCGCTTGACCTGCGAATAAAGTAGAGAGCTTAGCCGAGATCTCCTCGAATGATGAGGATGTAATCTCTGCCTTAGTAAGTCCTACACCTAATCGACCGATAGCCTGAGTCTGCCCCAGATATGCTTTCTGGAGCGATTGGCTCACCTGAGTAACGCTCTTACCCGTGCCCGCTGCAATATCTAGGGATAGGTTAAGTAAATCCTGAGATTTAGCGACATCGCCTGTAGCGCGTAGGAAACGATCCATCGCTGGACGTAACTCATCATCTAAAACGCCTGTCTGTCTTTCAAGGCGTGAGATAAAGCCGTTAACAGTTCCAGTATTAGAGCCGAAAGCTAAACCGAGGTTATCTAAGGTACGACCTAAAGAGGCTGCAGCTTTCTCATCCTCTGCGAAAGCCTTGCCCGCATTTTTAGCATAGGCGAGAATAGCCGCTCCACCGAGAGCTAAGCCGAGAGTACGAGTTAAGTCTTTACCTGACTTATTTAGTTTAGTAAGAGCTGTATCGGCTTGCTTAAAACCTTTACCATCTAACTTAGACCCGATGTTAATAATTGGCATTATGCAGCCTTACTTAACTTAGTAGTTTTTGCTAGAGCCATAAACTTACGATCTGCAGTATCGATAGCCTTAATCGCTGCGCCGTACGCCTTACCTTGATCCTCAGCCCATGCGCGATAGATCAAACGTCCACGACCCATAAGGCTAGAGGTTAGCTCTGGCAGGTTAGCGATAAATTGCGTACCCGCATTAGGATTAACCGAGCGGCTTACTTTCTTAGATGCTCCACCTGCCTTAGCACCTACCCATGGCTGCCCTTGACCATTACGAGCCCTACCTGCAGTTTCATAGATACCACCTGCAACAGACTTATTAAAAATCTGAGCATTAGAGGTAAATCCAGAGCGGGTAGTCTTTCCCGCCTTAGTGCTAAAGCCGATACCTGACTTAATCGTCCCAGCCGAATAGGGAGGAAACTTACCCTCTGAGAAAGATCGCGCAGCCCAGTTACGCATAGGAGGAGTAACCTCTACATAACCTTTAGCTTTTTGAGCGATAGGAGCTAGAGCTTTACGAAGTTCTTTATTAAGCTCTTTATTAAGGTCTGGAGCGAAGTTGCGTATAGCTTTACGAGTTTCCTTAACCCCGTTTATTTCTATACGCATCCTTCATCTCCTTGGCTTCATCTTTTAGACCTTCCAATAATGCCTCTAGCATTGTCGGATCGATCTCTAATAATTGCATCGGCGCGATACCTAATCGAATACTTAATCTCGCAATTAAATATGTAAAAGGTAAATCACGCTTTATGCTAAAGGGTCAGAGTCTAAGACCTCGACACTCTTTAGCGTTTCGATAAATTGCAAGCCGAAAGGCGGTACTACTTCCCCAGCTCTACGAGTAACTTCCCAAGCCAGCCAGTACACGTCCGACTGATTTTCTAGGTCGCGAAACCTTTTATGAAAACCTTGCTTAAAAAACTGCTCGAAGCTGTACTCAACCGCTGGAGTGATTTCACCCTCTAGCACCGAGTCATCATTTCGTACGATCTTTAGTTTTGCCATTTATTTAGCCCTTTCGTTAGTTATTACGCTGTTGTGATAACGATATCGCCTGCAATGTCGAAAGTGAAGTCCACCATCGCTGCAGTATTAATATCGCCACCTACTGGAGTATAGTCGTTTACATAGATATTACCTGAGTAAACAGGGTTAGCAGTCGAAGCCGTTGATCCGTTAGCTGCGATAGCGAAAGCCAAGGTAGTACCTTTAGCACCATCTAGGATAGAGCGGATGCTAGTAAGTGCCTGATCGTTAAATAGAGTCGCTGTTAATGTGTGATTAGCAGACCCCTTAACCATAGGATTACCGACTACTGAACCTGAAGCGACCATAGCCTTAGCAGAGAGCATGTTATAGCTGATGTTTAATTCTGCGCTCTGGACGAAGCTAGAGACGTTTGTACTACCTAATAGTAGGTAAGTAGTATTGGAAAGATAGATAGCCATTTAATTAGTCTCCTTATGCGTAAGCGATAGTAATGTCGGTAGTGACATCAAATGTAAAATCGACACTTGCAACCTCATCGATACCGCCATTAACAGGGGTATAAGCGTTTACGAAGCATGAGCCCGTGTACTTAGGATTTGTTGCAGATGCTGTAGCACCTACTGGCTGAATAATGAAAGCGGCAGTCGTACCACGTAGAGAGTCTAGGACTGCACGTGTAGCACCTGCACCGATAGCGATCTGATCCAATAGGAGCGTGCCAGTAATGGTATGAGATGCCAAGCCCTTAACGTACTTATGAGCTGTATCGTTCATGGCTGTGATCTCGATAGGATCGTAGTTCATGTTAAGGCTGAGGTTAGTAACAACAGCCGATAGGTCGTATGTGCCTAATGAAAAATAGGCGTTATTGGATGCATAGACTGCCATTTATTTTGTCTCTTTCTTTGTCTCTGTCACAGGTACGAGTGATCCGATTTTAACGAGATGTGCAACATCCCATCCTTCTAGCTGCTCGTCTGTGATGATTTCACCGAAACCGACACCTACGAATTGATTATCTGATTTATTTGTATAGCTTGCCATGTTATCCCCAGCTCGTCATAGTTTCGATGTTTACCTCTACTGAAAGTAAATCTCCAGAGGGTACAGTCATAATTGATGGTGCAGATACTGATCCGACATTTAGTACGAAACCGCATGTAGATAGTTTGTTAAAGAGTGCCACTAAAGAGTCCTCGATGCCATTGAGGTTACCTTGGTTATCGTAGAGCGGGGTCGTAAGCGTTAGCTTGAAACGAGCCGTAGGACTGATATTCCATTGACTATTATTAGGTACGACATAGGGATCATCTGGAGAGATAATAAGACTGTTAGCGAGTACGGTCGCTGGAGGAAAGCTAAAAGTCTGCCAGCGAGTGTCATCGACTAGGGCAGTAGCTAGTGCATTTCGTAGTGTAGTTATCGCTGGCATTATCCTAAAAGACTCCTAGGATCTGTTGCGTGAGCGATTAAACCTCTTACCCGTGATAAAAGGGAATTACCCATTTTATACGGCGAGGGCTGGAAGTCTGGAGATATGCCGCCACTAGATGTAGTTTGTCGGGCTTGCCAGACGTCAACAGCGATCATGAGTGCCGCTTCCTGAATTGCAGCATCCAAAGTCCAGTCGGTGTTGCTTGTAGTTGAAACCGATCCATAAGGATAAATAGGATGGTAAGGATTAACATTTGAATGAGTTGTCGTTACGCTAATTGAGTTAGTACCGACTGCAGTAATTGTCTTAGTGCCGTTATAAAGACTTCCAGAATTAGCGATAGTTACGCTTTGACCGACATAAAAAATATCTTTAGTTAAATCATTAAAGAATAAAGTGCCAGTACCTACAACATTGCTATGACCTATTGTAAACCAAGTAGAAGTCCATAACATAGGAATAAGTACAGCATCTGCAGCATCGCATGACTGTTGAAGCGTTGCATCTGGATACAACGAACCAACACCGAGAGCCGATTTTAATTCAGCTACTGTGCAGAGTGACATCTTATTCCTTTCTAAAGACTCTGAGGGGTAGAGGGCTACTACCCCTCAGAGCGACTTAGTTTGGCTTACGCCTTGTTATTCTTAAATGCGCCTGCTCCGACCTTAGTAGCGATTGCTCCGAAGCCGTAGTAGCCGATAGTTACCTGACCTGCTGCTGTTGATTCTGCGCGTAGGCGGTAGGTAGGGCTCTCATACCATGTATATGCATCTGGGTTTACGATAAGGATTGATCCGTCTGTATCTGTTCCAGCTGCTGTGTTTGGTGTTACAAATAGGTTAAGACCTGCAACATTGCCTTGTAGTGCTGTTGGTGTTACTACACCGCCTGCATTTTGTGGCTGTGATGCGTTGTAGATTGGTCGACCTGAGTCATTAAGTGTCATAATGTTTGACCATTGCGCTGTATTCACGATCATGTTACGTGCAAATGGATTAGCCAAACCGAGTGTCGCATTATAAACAGATGCTGATCCGCGAGCAACAATTCCTAGCAACTCTGATGCTGTTGGATATGTTGTTGTAGTTGTTGCATCTGCTGTTGCTCCAGTGATTAGAGCTGCGTTAACTGCAGCATCTGTTGCCTTTGCGTAAGCTGCAGCCATATTGCGTACAAGCTCATCAAAAAACGCAGGCGATGTGCGGTCAAGCAATTCGACAGAGAATGTCTGTTGTCCCGCATATTTCTTAACTGTTACTGACAAAAATGAACTTGCTTGATCTGTCTCGTTAAATGCTGCATTTTCTGCTGTTTCTGCAACTGTTGGCATTGTTGTGATTTTTGGGATTTCAAAAGTCATACCTGCATCTGGCAATACTCCGCGAGAGATTGCTTCAATGCTTGGACGAATTGTTGTACCGAGTGGATTAATAATTTCTGACAACTGACGTGTAGGCACTAGACCTGCGTTATCACTTGTGTCATCCGCTGCTAATAGGTACTGACGAGCTGACTCATCACCTAGTGCTGCACGAATTGAGTTTTCTGCATACTTAGCTGCTGTCAATTCGATGCGCGGCTTTGTATATGACATAGCTGTTACAGTTGGGCGAGCAGCTTCAACCGCTGGTGCTTCAACTGGTGTTGCTTCGACTGCTGGAGTGGTTTGTTCCACGGGTGCTGTCTCGCTTTCTGTTGGTTGGTTTGTTTCATCTGCGACAGATTCTTCCGCCGCAATATCAGTTACTTGAGCAGACTTAAACGCTGGCTCTGTTACAAGGCTCGTTTCTACGAGACGGGCTGAGGAGACATAAGTAATGCCATCTTTAATTTTTGATTTTAATACTTCAGCACCGATACTAAGACCGCTCTGCAATCCCTCCTCGGCAAGAATTAAAGCCTCTGTACCGCGCTGTGATCGACTTACAGAAAATACAGCGTGGATTGCATCCTCTGATTCACTAAAGGAAACCATGCGCCCTAAAGGCTTTTTAATATCGTGCTGGTTTAATAATTTTACAGATTTAGGGTCTGGGATTTGTATAGACCCAGAGGCAAAAATAACTTTACCCATATTAGTAGAGCCCGCTTCAACATTAAGAGGCACAATTTTACCTGAGATAGTACGGCTCGCTGAGTCGGCTGTTAATTCAGCCGAGAAAGTAATTACTTGATTCATTCTAGACCATTATTTCCGTTAGGTGTTAGATCAGTCATTTCCATCGCTTGCTCTGGAGTAATTAGATTAAGCGTTAACAGTTTTTCGATTACTGCTAATTCTTGAAGTGGATCAGTACGTAAAAAGTTTTTGTCGATGTCAAACTTCACGACATTACCGCGAGCGGTAATATCATCCATAGATAAACGATCCTCAATAGCTGTAATAAATGGCTGTAGAGACATCGTTAAAAATTGCTTACGCTCATCTTGGACATTGGCATAAGTCATTGAATTATTTTGATCTGCAGAAACATAATATGCAGGCACGTTACATAAACGCGCAATTTCAGTAGCAAGGTTGAAAATCGCTTCCGAGTACATCATTTCTTTAGGTGAAAATGAAACTGGGTTATATTCTAAAGTGCTAGTAAGATATGCAGTTGACCTGCTATTACGAGATTGGCGCCAAGCTGCGAGTAATCCTTGAACCTCTTTAGGGTCTAAGTCAGCCCCTGTGTTCTTGATATATCCAGTAGCCATCGGAGTTGAGGCTGCAATAGATGCTGCCTTTTGAATATCAATAGCTGCACGAATTGTTGAAGCTCCAGTATTAAGGATGCCATCGCTTAGTGATTGGAATGTAACTAAACTTCCCAATCCATCCATCGGTAATGTAGTGCCATCGACTGCATAAGACTTCACATAAGTATTAGTGCTATCTAGTGTTGCAGTAACTCTGTTATTAGCGATCCACTCAAAACGCGATGGACGTCCGTCCTCGTTATAAACTTCTACGACCCTCCAGAAAGCCTGCCCATATAGGAGTAACGAGTCAACTGTCCATGCGATCGTTACTGATCGAGGCTGAGAGTATGAAGGTTGCTCCAACCATGCAGGCGAACCTAATTCCTCATTAGTTGATTTTCTGTAAAGCTCTAAAGGAATTGCGCCGATCGTTCCCGCTAAAAGGTTTCTGCAGCGAAGTAACGCAGGTACGGACATAGCCTCTGTACGACCGATGTAAGCATTTTGAAATGGCATCGCATAAGGCGAATACTCGCCTAAGACTTGAGGGGCAGACTGAGCTTCTAAAATAGGCTTAGACTGTAATCCGAATGTTTGTAGTATGCGACCCATAGACATAAATGATACCACATGTCAAGTATTTGACATATTGCATAAGGTGTGTCTAAGTATAAATCTGAGGCTTAGACTGAGGCTTAGATAGGTTATAAACGACCATGGCTAGGCTGATCGGTGCGGCTACCGATCCTGCAGATTTTCTACGAATGATTCTCCAGCTTGAGTCATTGCTTTTTGCGGCACAATTATTCATCTGGGTATCGAGGATTTCTTGCCCTTGATGCACGATTCTACGATTATCGATGTATTCCTTAAAGGTCGCACATGCGGTATAAAACTGAGCACCTGAACAGTCCTCTGTCATTACTCCAGCGTTAGAGAGCCTGTTCGCCACTACATCGGATGTGTACTTATCGTAAAGTACTAGGCGCGGCTTATACATGTCGCACCATGCTTTAGTTTCTACTGCGATCTGGAGCTCATCGACTGCAATATGGCTTTCCCACGTCTGGACTAAAGCTAAACCTATCCGTCCGTCTGGCATTATCTGCCCGCACACGAGAGCAGCTGAGCGTTTCGTATGATCAATATCTAACCCAAACATGGTATAAGCACCCACCGACATAACTAGCTCACTATCGGCTAAGTCCTCCCAGCTGTTAGGAGTCCATGGGCTGGTTTCGCTGGATATCCATTGGCATAAAGTCTCTGTACGAGCAGTTGCCACGCTAGAGGTAGCGATCGTCTCCTCGATAGCCTCCTCCGTGATTAGGTAACCCAGCGATGGATTCGCGAGAGCCCATGCGGATCGATCCCAGATGTCGCAGTAGGCAGGGGCTGAGTATTCATAGAAACCTAGAGACTTAGGCGGGTAGCTGAGACATCTATCGTGCAGGTCATTGAGTACAGTTGAAAACGCCGAGCCCGCGTTCGATGTAAAAAGTCTCTGGCTATTCTTACGAGCGATCGTCACCGATTTAGCAGCATCCATCGCGACCTCGGACACCTCACGTAATTCATCGATCCATAAGAGGTCGCACGTGCGCCCACGCGCTCCATCTGAGGTAGCCGCTGCCACTTCAATTTGAGCCCCTGTAGCAAGGATAATGCGCTCATCGCCATTAGTCCTACGGATACCCTTTTTAACATCTCCATCCTTGAGCTGCACTCTTAGAAAGTCATTACGCTCGATGATGTCTGCCATGATGTTAAAGGACTTCATCGCCATTGAGCGGTTAGATGACATTATGAGGATGTCTTTCTCACCGAAACAAAATAGACCCGCTAGACACCTCATACGAGCTAGATGCGACTTTCCAGACTGTCTCGACACCAATAGGAGCGAGGTCTTACGGATAAACATGTCATCCTTATCCACGCCGCACATGTCATCAAGTATTAGCTTTTGCCACGCTAATAAGGGCTGCCCTATCTGCTCTGCGAGCTGGGCTATCTGGTCACCCTTAGTTTTACCCTTGAGGAAAGGACTGTGAAGCCTTGGCTTGAGTGCCCCTCGTAGCGGCTTTTTCTTTTTGGGCTTATCTGTCATTAATTCGCACTAGGTCGGGTCATCATTGGACTAGCTGGGATCGTTGTTGTCGTTATCGGGGAAACATAGTCTGAAAAGACAGGGGGGGTAGCACTCATGCCTAAAAAACGAGCCTCAGACTTGCTCCCTTTACGCGTATTGCATGGTCTGCAGCATGCCACGAGGTTATCTAAGTCATGTCCTCCACCATGGACACGCGGGATAATATGATCGACCTGTGTAGCTTCTCCACCGCAATAGGTACAAATGTACGAGTCACGCTCAAGCACGCGCTTACGCTGTTGCTTCCAGCGTTGAGTACCTAGCTCTCTATGACTAGGGTTACTACTACTCATTAATGCCATCCCTTACGCTTGAAGTGATCCAATGCAATACATGGCTCACCATAACGATTACCTATATATGATAAGCCCCATTGTATCTGCTCATAGCCGTTAAGTGTTGATAAGTAAACACTCTTACCTTGAGGTATTCCATAATGACTACCATTACGAGCATTAGGGTTAAAAGCTGACTCTTTACCATAGAGAGTAACTAAGCATTTATACTCTTTGAGATTATTACCTAAAGCATAATAAGCATATTCTTTATAGCTTATATATTGCTTAGGTTTAGAACCACCTGCTGCAGGCATAAAGCATAGAGCTATCCCAATAGCTACTAGCACCCCGCGAGCTACGCCCCTATGGGGCTCGCGGTGAGCCTTTGAGAGGCTCTGCGGCGTTAGCGTATCAGATGTGTCTACTAACAGCGTGGATTTATGGCGTGTCGGCATGTCGTAACCCCCTGTGGATAACTTCTGTGGATAACTATTTATCTGTTGAATAGAAGCCTTTACCCTTAAAATGCACAGCTGTAGCACTAAAGCCCTTTACCATAGGCTCATTACAATATGTACATGGAATTACTGGTCGATCGTGCCATCCATGGGTGACCTCATTTTCGAGATTACATTTAACACATCTATAGTCGTAGGCTGGCATGTTAGGCACTTCCTTATCATGTATGAACCGCAGGCTTCACATCTATCGATGTCTGCCTCGGTAGGCTCGTTATCTATATGTCCATATTTAAGCTGGAGTAATGGTAAGAGATCACCTAGTCGGATTACGCAGGCATAGTCCTCTGCATTTTCTCCCTGTCCATTAAGGCGTAAAACCGCGAAACCTAAGTCCCCACTCTTATCTGTTCGCGCTTTTAATTGTTTTAGGTAAGCCAATGGCTGAAACCCTGTACGACTTTTGACCTCTGCATCAAAAGGTACATTAACAATATCCTTACCATTACCCCTCCCTACAGTCGCGCCGCTCCACACAGTCGATAGGTACTGTGCTACGACACGCTCTGTACGGAAACCTCTAGTACGCCTTGCATTATTAGCCATTAACCGCGTGGCACTTTCTGCATTGCCATGTGCCAACTGAAACTTCATTATCTTTAATGACGATGTTGGCGATAATGTTCCAAGCCTCGGTAGGCTCGTTACAGAGCTGACAATTAATCGTGTCAATTAGAGGTACATCCTCTAAATTAGTCCATTCGCCTGTTGTCTCGTTATAAAACTCTAAGTGACCCATTATGACCACGCTTTCTGAGGCTGCCATTTTCCTAAATTATTAACCTCGTACCATATTGGCTCGCACTTACCTTCCATGCCCGCGTGACCTAATAGCGGACATGAGTAGTTAGCCCATTCCTTGCCAGTTTTAGAGGATTTTCCTGTTTTCCAGATACGATGCCCATGACTACAGGTAGGCACTTCACCTGCCTCTGGAGTACCGATAACAGCTGCAACAGTTTCTAGAGCTTTATCTAATGTAACTGGAGCATCTACCACTTTATTATATTGTCCTACTGGAGTAGTCCAGTAATCCTGATCATCTGGTACAACATCTTGTACCGCTGGTTTAACTGGCTTAGGAGTTACAACCTTAGCCATATCCTGTTTGGTAGGTTTCTTTTGAGTCTCTAAGACTAGGCTTAAAGCTCTGCCGATTGCGCTGCTCGATGTATCCTCCACATACCATTTACGCATCCCTGCGTTAAACGTAGCAGCATCACCGAAAGCATAATCAACGCCCGCAGGCAGAGTGTCACTAGCATTACGATAAATTTGCGCCGCAATAAGGATAATGCCCTTCTCTGAATTAAATTGGATAACATCTGTAACGATCCTTCCCTCTGGGTATGCTTTTTGAAAACGCAATACTCTAGCTGCTACATCCTCGTAATCGTCTAGGTTAAACATTTTCAACCTTCCAGTCTATTGTAAAATTAATGGTATAAGTGAATAGGGATATAGATATTCTTAAAAAACCCCACTTTTTACTGTAACCAAAATCAATTCCTAAATTAATCTCGTGTTCATGATGATCTTTACTGATCTCTAATAAGTATTTAGACATATAGATTATTCTCCTCTGTGCTGAGTTGCCCCATTAATGCGAGATAAGCGGCGGCATCCACGTAGTTATCGGCTTTGTCTGGATTGCCTGTACTAGCTCTCGCGATCTTGATGAGCGCGAGGATGGCGCATACTTGATAGTCCTCGACTGGATACTGTAGGTATGCTGAGATGAGCATAGCGGCGTGTTGCATGTTATCTGCAGGGTGACCATAGTCGTTGAGACCACGATCTTGGATGATGTCTGTAGCACTCTGTAAAATCTCTGTGTATTTCATTCTTGCCAAAACTCCTGTCGATTAACGGCTCTGCCTTTATGCCAGCCTACACGATGACCCTTCTCATATCCATACTTATAAGCATCATAGATTGCAATAATAAAACCGATACAGATGCCGATAAGGCAGATTAAAAGCATTTTGTCTCTGCTGCTCATGCTGAGATCGCCATTCTGTATGAGTCGTAGTTTGTAAGGATAATGAAAGAGTCCATAGCTTCATCATAAGATGTTTCATAATCGTAGTTATTATCCTCTAAAAAGGTACGAGCTAGGATCATTGCAGTAGTTGATTCGACCCAGTAGCAAACAGCCCACTCCATAGATACATCATCTAGAAAGCGATGATTCTGTAGATGCCAGTCGTTGCCCTTCCATGCCATAACAGTTTCAGTTAACATGTCAAAATCTTTAGCTGTGATTTTCATTTGTTGCCCTATCCGTATCCGATGCCCTCGATCGGCTTACTGGATAAGTAAAACACAGGTAACCGAGGAGTTACCTTATATTTTGATAACGAAACGATAACGATTTAGCGGGCTCTGCCGTAACGCTTTCCATGGACGATAAACGTGCCATCCTTCTCAAGGTGGATAATCGTGACCTGCACATTTTTACCGACCTCCTCCATAATAAGGAAAGCCTGTTGCCAGTTCATTGTGCCCTTGGTGTAGTGAGCCTTTCGGACATCCATTAAGTGCCCGCTGTCCCATCCTCGTAGGATGCGCCCTATTTTGCCTCCAGATGCCTCTGTAAAGGCTGACTGTCCAGCTCTGTGAGTATGCCCACAAATAACGCTTTTACCATGCCTGCGAGCCGCTCCAAGGGCTGTCATGCCCGCGTGGGGGTTGATGCTCTGCTCGTCACCATGGACGGCGATAATGTCCTTAGATAGGCTTAGAGGGGTCTTATGGTACTGGATGCCCAGCTCATCTAGCTTGAGAAACTTCTCGAACCTAAGCTCTGGTAATGCCATAAAGGCAGGGATTTTAGAGGCGATTACATTGAATAGGCGATCTGTGTGATTAGAACGCACCATGTGAGCCTCGGGGCTATATTGTGTGAGCTCCCATAAAACCTCGACTGTGAGGTTTCTGTCATCGTCTAGGGTCTGCTCAAACCATCCGCTCTTATGCTCATTCCAGCGGCTAATCTGAGGGAGGTCGATCTCATCTCCGAGGGTTACTACTCTGTCTGGTCGATAGGATTTAATAAAGCTACTAACGTTTTTAACTGCTACTACATCGTGAAAAGGCACTTGAAGGTCTGGCACGATTACTGTACGCATTTAGTCCTCGTCATCATCCTCATAATCGCCCAGCTTTTCTGGCTCGATTGGGTCTGGCAGTATCCATCTAGGATATGCCATAGGCTCTACGATAATGGCGAGAGAAAGTTCAACATCGAAACCCGCACGGCGTAAAGCTCTGTACATTTCTTGTAATGAGATAGCCCACGCATCTAACGCGCTGTATGTGTCTAGGTCGATTACTTTCTTTCTTGCCATGGCTTTATTATCGCTCTAAGAGGATGTTATAAATCTCATCGACACGCGCGTGGAGTCGTTTGATTTCAGATAATAGATGAGTGATTACGAAACCCGAAAGACCACCGATAGTAGCGATGGTGGCAATGTAGAGCTGAAAAAAATTATCCTGACTCACTTTTTGGGGCTCGCATAACCGAATACGCCTGACAGTACAGCCCATAAAATAGCGCGGTAGTCGATGTCGAAGTTAGTAGATGCCCATGCAGCTAGGAAAGCACCAGCGGCTAAAGCGTAAGGGTTTTTCATTTTCATTCTGTGCCTCCTAGCATAGGTATCTGAAAAAATCTACTGTCATTGTCAGCCGTTTTCTTAAACGAAAAATGAGCGTGGTGTTTGTGCGGCGATGCACCTTTGTAGGGTCTCCATCTCCAGCCCATAATAGGACTGGCAATACGACCATTGAAAATGATGTAGGCGATACGATTGTCTTTTCTTGCAGCTTTTCGTACCTGATCAGTAAGGTAGTGCATGAGTTCGGGGTCTCCGAGATCGGCAGTAATATCGATGGCTCGTACCCACCCCTGATCATCTGGATTGTGGTCAGACTTACGAGCAGCGTGTTTTGCATCACCGATCCAGCCGTCCGAAACCCTAGCACGATCGGGGTATTGGTCATCTAGCTGCTCGCGAAACTGTACAGCCGCTTTACTCAGCCGAGGTTTCATCGATTACCTGCGGAGGAGTAAATACAGATCCATCCCATGATGATCCGATGGTTGGATTATCTGTGTCACACCATATCGCTAGATCATAGCCCTGTTCTCCAGTGATAATGTCTGCTAATTCTTGATTTTCTTCAGCAAAAACAGCGACATTAACTACGATCGAATCTTTAATAAATGCGTATTGTCTTTCCATTTTAACTCCAGTAAGTAACTATTGCGTAACCAGATCCGCCTGCTCCACCAGCTAAAGTCACATTAGATGCGCCTCCCCCGCCACCGCCTGTATTTGTCGCACCTGCCGTAGGTGTTGCTCCTCCGTAGCCAGCTCCAGCACCGCCAGAATTTCCAGAAGCATTACCGCCGCCACCGCCGTAACCATTGATCCCTTGACCGCCGATGGATGCATAAAATAGACCACCATTACCGCCCTGAGATCCTTTACCGCCGACTACTGTAGTTGTATTACCGCCATAGACAGCATTACCACCCGCGCCACCGCCTGAACTTGCCGCGCCACCTGCTCCAGAATAACCATTACCGCCACCTGATCCGCCGTTACCGCCTGTAGCGGCTCCAGTACCACCGCCACCGTAACCACCGCCAGATGCTGTTGCTAAAGCTCCGAAAGTAGTGTTTCCGCCAGCACCACCTGATCCGCCGCCAGATGCTCCAGCTGTTCCCGCTGCACCGATTGTGACTGTATATGCAGTGCTAGGAGTAACAGTTAAAGTTTTCCAGACGATGCCGCCACCTCCACCGCCGCCACCGTATGTTCCTGGAGCTCCAGCAGTAGCACCACCGCCACCTCCCCCGCCTCCTACCAAAAATACTTCAACGGCTGAACAGTTAGCTGGAGCTGTAAATGTTCCAGTAGCTGTAAATTCTTGAACTTTTTGAGTAACGCCACCGCTAGTGGCTGCAGGTACTTGACTAGATCCCATTATACGATCTCCACTCCGCTGATATGAAATGAAACAGTTACGGCAGATGCGCCACCTGTAATAGTGTTAGTAGTTGCCAAGACTTGCTTTAGATCAATATAAATAGTGGAGTTAGCAGGGATCGCGCTAGTAGTCTGCAGCGCAGTATTCGCACCAGCAGTACCCATGCCTAGAGTAAAAGTAGCCGCTGTAGCAGCTGTATTTACTACGGCAATATTGCTCACGATAGTATTAGTAGATGCAGGCACTGTATAGAGGACTGTAGTAGTCGTAAGGGTTGCCGCACCTCTGAATAATGATTTAGCTGTATTTGCCATTATAGGGCTCCCATAAGGTTAAGTAGATAGATGTCCTCGGTAGTTTGATCGATAGAGCTACCCAGAGTACGGATAGCGTTAGCACCATTCTTTACTAGGTCAGTGTCATTAGGGGTAGTCCACCCATAATTAGTAGTAGTTGCCATTAGTTATCCTTTACTCGTATTGTAGCCATTGAATTGTAGCCCCCACCGCTTGCCATTGTTGAGCAGGCGGCGCATCCTCCCATTGTGTAGGACGATAAGAATATGTTTTCTCTGTAGTGCGCAAGGTTATTTTACCCGATAATTGGCTAAAAGATAGATTCCAGCCCTCTACGAAACCCTGATAAGTCGTAGCCGAAATAGTGAGGGGCAGACCTGCCATCTGTACTGGCATACCAAAATACATGTTAAGCATTTTGTCGATGGTCGTATCGTCCATGGATGGATCATCGATGCGAACCTCAACCGAGGATAGGGAGGTCTTAGGATAGGCTCTCATGCCGATATAGATATTGGCTAAAAGGGTTGCATCTGTCTCGTTACTAATCTCGGTATTGAGAGTACCTGCGATAGTGCCATAAGTAGCAGTCGATCCAGTACTAATTACAGTTACATAGGAGCCATTGTTATAACCCACCTTGGCTGAATTAATTACATCGCCTTGGCTTAGGTAGCTGCGAATAGTCGCTTGGTTAATATAATCGGCTGAGATAGCAAAATAGCCATTAGCGATAACATCTTGATTACGGCGATTTTCTGAGGCATAACCTACCGCGCCTGTCTTAGTCTCATAGATAGCACCTGTAGCAGTACCCGCATAGGCATTACATAGGGTAAGAGCATCGTTAGGGTTAGCATTACGCGCTAGGAGCGTATAGATGCCAGTATCGATAGTGTCCTTAGTTACGCCCGTCTCAGTAAGGATACGATCAATACGAGCCGACTCGTTTTCGCTAGGGTAAGCAACTGATCCAGATTGAGTACGCGAAAGGATAGACAGAGGGGCTACCGCTGTAATGTTCACATAGGTAATAGTTACTGCTCCAGTAGCTGCCTTAACCTCATTAGTGAGGGAGGTCACGTTTCCAGTAAAAACAGTTATATCAGCTGTGTTAGCCGCGTTACGAACCTTTACTACTACTGGATCATTAATATCGATGGGGAAGTTAGTATTATTTGTGTTTACTAAAGTGATACGCGAATAGCCTGCTCTCTGGTCATCCCAGACAGTAGTGCGCCCATAGTCGATAGATACCGAGCCGACCGCGTTGCCGATATAAGCTACGCCATCGATCGTAATCGTAGGATTAATTACCCAGCTCATACGATGTACAGCACATCCTTATTACCTGTACCGATACCATAGCGGTTACCTACTTGATTAGCCGCTTGCTCGATAATTGTTAAAATCTGATTAGCAGTACCTACAGGGTCTGTTACTACGCCATTAAAATTATTAGTAACAGTTACTCCAGCTTGAGCCGCTCCCTGTGCTGCATAGCGTGAACCCGATAGAGCCTCTGGAGTTGGGAGTCCAGCCGTAATACCTTGAGCAAAAGATGTCATAGCGATCGGATTAGTTAAAGTAATACCTGTCATGCTAGAAACCTTGGCTACTAAAGCATCAATAGATGTCCCAGCCTTAGCGGCAGATGTAGCGAACCCACTGAATAATTGCTCGATGCTCAACTTGGCTAAGCCTGCTCCATCGCGGAAACCTGCAAAAGGATCACCGAAAGTAATGGATTTAATGCCGTTGAGAGTTTCCTGTAGCTCTTTAGCCTTATTCTGAGCCTCGGTTAATAGCTTTGTGTACTTCTCGATGAGGCTAATGTTTTCATCCTCGATAGCCTGCATTAGTAGGAGACGAGCGCGCTCCTCCTCTGAAAGCTGACCCTTGAGGGCTGCCGCTATCTGGATTTTCTTTAGGTCAAAAATAGCCTGAGCCTTGGCTAACTTTATGCGATCCTGCTCGGCTTTCTTACGATCTCTTTCGCTTTTAGCTGCCGCTGCAGCTGCCGCCTTGTCTCGTTTTGCTTGCTCCTCGGCTGCCTTTCTAGCTAACTCAGCCGCCGCGTTATCTGCTCTCTGGGTATCTTGGCTGCCTGTGGTCATGGATATATTACCCATGCCATTAGGGATTATGCCTTTCTTAAAGGACTGCTCTTTTAATCTCTTATTTAGATCACCTAGTAAAAATATAACTCCAGCGATAGCCGTAGTAACTGGAAAGAAAGCCGCCGCTGCCGCGATACCGAAAGCGATAAGTACAGGCTTGAGGCTCTTTAGTCGAGCCATTAACTCACCTACATTTCGCAGAGTGTCTGCGATACCTGTAGCTAGTTTCTCGATGTTGCCAGTAGCGTTATTAACATCTCCACCGCCGAGAGCAGAGATAGCATCAAACAGCCCACCGCCGATAATCTCTTTAGCATTGTTAGCCGCGACCTGCAGCTTACCGAGTGAACCCGCGTAACCCTCTGCCGCTGTTGCCGCTTGACC